AGGTAGCTTTTGCACTTGACCGTTGTAGACGTAGAAATCCTCAATGCCCATCCAAAACACCATGTCGTCCACAGCTTTTGTGGCATTTGGTGCCATGATGGTCACGTTTTCAGAGATTAGATTCACACCAAACGTAAAAGGCGGACCTAAGAACTGCATGGCATAGACCGCCGTGTCCGTAAACACAAGAACTTGCTGACGTGTTTCGGTCGCAGTGACAATTTCTGAACCTGAACCCAAACGCAGGTCACCTGCGGTGTTAGTCGCCGTTGATTGCCAAACAGTAGGGTCTTCTTGATCACTAAACCGAATCAACATGGGATCCTGCACACCAATATTGTTTTCAGGGTCACAGCCAAACACAATTACGTGCCTGTCCCGATCCGAAACTAATACCCCTTTAGCTATTGTAGGTGTCGTGCTGTCTGAACCAGACCTATCCGACAAAGCCACCGCTCGTTGGTAAGGCGAACTGCTTGTGCTTTTATCCCAATAAAAAATACCACCGTCGCGAACATTGATAATTAAATCTTCACCAAAGTTATCATGTGACCACAAACGTAAAATGTCGGTAACGGCTGTTAATGTAGCCGTACTGCCCCATGTACCACGGCCCCACGTACCTGCGCCCCAACCGGAGCCAGCTACCGATGTATCCAGACCTACGTTTATTTGATACGCGCCCACAATAGAAGAGCCGCCGTTACCGGTATCACTGGAGTTGGCAGTTACTGTTGTGCCGCTAGTGTCTTTGGCAGTAATAGTGTACGAGTTAGCTGTGGGTACTGTAACTATTTGATATTCTTGGTTTAAAACAGTTGCTGTGATGTTGCCACCCAACGTAACAGCACCACTGAAAGTAACAAAGTCGTTAGCTACAGCACCGTGTCCGTTATCGGTTACAGTAAGGGTTGAGCTACCATTAGTAGCGGCAAAAGTAACATCGCCCGCCGCAGTAGTGGCTCGAATAGGTGTAATGTCATTATAGCCACCACCTTCTTCAACATAGTATTTAAGGTGTGTACCTACGCCCATAAAAGACGTGCCGTCTAAAGCTTTAAACGGTTTTAGTCCGCGAGCCGTGCCTTGAAATTCAGAGTTAGAGATTCTCTCCCATCCTCCAATTCTTTCAGGCACACCCTGCCTAAAACGCACTTTATCGCAGTCGAACCATCCTCCTTCATTGGTGTAGGAGGTGGTGTCTCTAACAATACCGGGTCTGAATTGAAGTTTGGTAAGCGGCATACATTAGTACGTCCACATTATAGGATCACTATTTGTCGCTTGAACAGTATTACGCATACCCTTCTCCGTATCGACCTGTGCGAATCATTTCGCAAACTTCGTTGGCGCGTGATCCTACCTGCTTGGCCCAACGAGAATCGTAAAATTCGTCAGCGGCTTTCGAGTAATCCCCCGCTTCCATCGCCGCAAGAGCGTTTTTGAAACCCAGCAGGCGCGTCATACCTAGATTAAAACACAGGTTAACGATGGCGTCTTGACGTACGGGATCAAGGTCCATGAACCACGACAGTGCGATCAATTCTTGCTTGCATCGTTTGATGTCGTTTTCCAAAAGGTAATCTATTTCATCGTCTGATAAACCTAAGCCGTTGTTTTCGCTTATGTTTCTGCCCACGCCAATAGTCTCAAAACCAGCCGGACACAGATAACAAAACTTCTTTACACCTTCATGGCGCTTTAATTGTGCAATGAGCTTACTCATTTGCTATCTCGCATCTGACTTGAACCGAAGAAATATGAGACGACCGCACTTACCAAGCCGCCCATGTAACCCAGCACAAGGTTAATAAGCTCCATTGAATTTTGCTCTGGCGGCATGATCGTAATCATGGCGATGTACCCACAAAAGAAAAACACCATTGTGATTGCGATAATTTTGGCTGTCCAATCTTGTGCGAAGGTCCTTCGAGCATCCTGAATGTCTTTAGTTTCAAGCGCAAACACGTCCACTTCGAGTTCCTTCATGCGGACCTCAAAATCCAATTCAGCTTTTTTGATTTCAGCTAACTGCTCAGGTGTAGCTTGTTGTAGGGCTTTTTCTATTTTTGCTGGAACAGGATCGCAACCAAGCACGTTTGCCAACATAGATGCCGCCGCACCGCCGACAGGACCGCCCAAAGCGGACCCAAGTGTAGGAGCAAGGGATCCTACTAACCCTTTTACTTTGTCAAAATTCATCTAACAAACTCCGCCAACCCCATAAATAAGGTTATTAAAGTAGCTAAAAGACCAACACCCCAAACAATGTAACGTTCTATTTTGGCAAAACCGTCTTTTGCATCTTGCTCTAACTTGTCAAAACGACCGTCGTGTTTAGACAAAATATCTTGAATAGCTTTGTAACGAACTAGACATTCGCGTTCGTGAGCATCTAATCTCATCAAAGCTTTTTCGCCAATGTCCATATGCAACTCACTGTAAGGGGTTAGCTAAATCGTCCATGGCGCTCCAAAGATCATTTATTTCTCGTTGGATACGTGTTAGGCGCTCATCTACATCACTTAGCGACTCTACCCGATTTTGCACAGTAAGGACAGATTCAGCATTACTTTTCTCAACAGAAGCTACCCTGTCCCGCATATCTAAAAGCTCTTTTTGAGCTTCCATGATGGCCTCTAAATTAGTTCCTAATTCTGCTAATTTACCTTGCAACCCTGCAACATCATTATCTTCTAGAGATTGTTCTACGCCTGAAATAATGACTTGATAAGCTTGTAACTTGGTGTCTGAATTTTCTTTAAGGTCCGTAAACCGTGCTTCAAGAGTGTTAGCTTGTGCAACCGCCGACTCAACCGCTTCATTTTGTGCTTCAAGTTCTGAGAAAAAACTAGACACGGCCCAAATACCACCACCTAAAGACGAACCAAAAGTAAATAAAATGGCAATCCAAATACCCTTAAATTTAGTTCCGCCTACGTCAATCTCTATATCTTCAAGGGCCATATGTTATTCCCTGCTCTTGTAAACACTGCTCTCTTTCTTCAGTGCTGTAATTGAACCAGCAACCGCCTTCAGGAGAGGTAATCCAAAACTCCTGAGTCTCTGCTCTTGTAAGAACATCTTCCGCCTGTACGAAATAGTTACCTACCTGTAAGCCTTGGATAGTGCTCCCTCCATCAAAAGACACCCAAACGGCGGTTGTGTCTAAATCAAAAAACACGGACGCCGCTTCTTCATAGGTAACTTGTAAGTCAAAAGCCATGTCATTAGCTTGCTCCAACAAGTTTTCATCATTAGCTACAGCCATGTATGCCGCCGCGACTTGAATAGCTTCTTCAGTGTTAGATAAAGCGTCGTTATAGGCTTCTATTTCACCGTCTTCTAAAGTTACGTCGTTAGCACCCATAAATTCTTGAAGTGCCATGGCCTCTCGTTCATCTGCCGCAGACTGCGCGTCTTGTGCCATCTCATTAACGGTTGCAACCATGATGATCGTTTGTGCCGCTTCTACATACGCATCGATCATCTCTGATACTTGATCCATGGCTTGATCTGCTTGGTCTTGAAAATATTGATCAGCACCGGGATCGTAGGTATATGTGGCGGCTTTTACTGCGGCAACTGCCGCGTTGTAGGCGTTTTGTTGAGCTTCCGTAATATGCCCGTTTTGAGCCATGGCGGGCGCTATGTTCCCGTCCAAAGCATATGCTTCGCCACCTGCAATAGTTTTAATACCATAAGCAAAGGTATCTCTAATACTTTGCGAGGTGTTAACTAAGTCGTTAATTTCCGTCGCGTATACTGGTGCGGTAACGATCAGAAATACTGCGAGAATCAGTCTCTTCATTGCCGGTATCTTCCCCCACACCTAAAATTTTGTCGTAAAAAATTTTTTCCTCTTCATAGTCCGGTATATGCAACTCAGGTTGTTGTTTAATAGTTAAGAGCGCTGATTTACCTACAACTAATCGTCCAGAACGAATTATAGGACACGGAGTAGCAGACATAAACATGGCTCTCCATACTTTTGGGTTTTGGCACATTAAAGCCACTGCGGCGACTTTCATACCCATGTTTGACAGAGTAATAGCGTCACGTCTGCGGTTACATTCTACATCTTGCATATATTTGCCCGAAGACACGCCAATACCGACTAATTGCAATCCACCAGAAATAGATTGCAAACAAGACTCAGAACCATTGCTCATAAGCGACGGTGCAATCGCCGTGGATGCAGGCATAGATCTGCTTCCAGCACCATTAAATGTTTTGCTGACGTTGTTGTTGTTCGAGTTCGACGTGTTTAAGTCGCCCTCAATATTTGTGTCGTCACCATCACCATCAAGGTCTGGCTCAAACTCACCGTCATCTCTTACTGGCGGAGGATCTACTTCCGGCGCAGGATCTACCTCTGGGGTGTCCTGCCCGAAGACAGGACCGGCAATACTAATTAACAGTATCAGCAGATACTTGTTCGTAGTCCTCATCAGAGATCTCCTCAGCACCGCTCAAAGTCTGAGCAAGAGCGCTTACAAAGGCTTCACGGCCAAATGCAAGCTGGTCTAAGTTGAACCGCGCATTAGATATTTTGCGATCAAGATCTGTGATGTGATTAACCATAGCCTGTTGTTGATCGTTAAAATCTTCAACAAAGTATTGGTTGTCATTCACGGTGATTGGGGTCTTTTCATTTTTTCCCATCGTCGTTAATCCTAGTTGTGGTTAAGGTTTATGAAGACCAAGGTACACCAGATGCGTCTACTGGATTTACTTGTTGGTCAATAAGGTTTTGAAGGTTAGCCTCTGTTTCAGACTGATCTACTCCGTTAGCCCAGACCCATGACTGTGCGTCAGCTTCTG